TAAATGCAGAGATGGGTAAACGGTAAAAGATTGCACCGTTTTCCATAATGGCATGGAATAAAATCGGACGACCAGTGATACTAGCCAACGCGAAAATGATACAGTCTTCAGCTTCTCCATGATGTTCTTTAAGATCATAGAGAAACTCTCTCCGGATCTGTGCATATAGCACCGGAATGTTTGCATTCAGGTAAGCCATTTAACATAAAACTCCTACGTTGCTAAAAAATAAATGGCAACAATTACTACCACGATAGCGGCAGATATTTTGGGATTAGCTTTTGCTAATGTCCAAAGTTGTTTCACTTTTTCCATAGTTCCTCCTATTTAATATTACCCCAGTTATCACCGGACGCGTAGTCTACTTTATTTGGTACCTCAAGTCTAACTGCATTTTCCATGATATTTTTAACCTTGAGGGCTTCTTCGTCGTTCTTAATTGACACACATAATTCATCATGAATTTGTATGTGCGGTATAATACCTTCTTTAAATAACATTACCATAGCTTTTTTAGTCATATCTGCGGCGCTTCCTTGAATTAATTTATTAAGGGCCTTGTAAGTAAAAGCCGGTTGATAACTCCTTGTAAAGAATATTGCGTTTGGATCAGGATCTTGTAAACTTCTAGCGCGTGCAGCAAGATAAGCATCCTCTGCTTCTCGTCGAGGAAGAATAGGAACAGCAACCTCTTTAGTTTCATTCTTTCCTGTTTTTTCATTTTTCTCATAACGTTTTACAGTAAATATTCTTTTTTCTTCATTCCATTCTTTGTCGATAGGTTCCCATTTATCAAACCGACAGAACCTATCTTCTAAAGTATAAATAAGTTGCGTAGTATTAGCAAATTCTTGAAGCCCTGATGACAAATTTCGAACAAACGGAACTTTATTGTGGTAGTTATTAAATAATTCTCTAGCTTCATCCTTATCTAAATTTAATTGCATAGAAAGTTTAGTTTTTCCCATGCCATAAAATAATCCTAAGTTAATAGTTTTTGCAGTTTTTCGATCAATATTGGCCATTTTAGCCACGATTTGATGAAAATCAGTGGAAGGATCTTTCATATATGCTTCTGCCAATGTTTCAGCTCCATCCATTTTATTTTTTAAAGCGTAGTGAACCACAAGACGAGGCTCTTGCTGAGAATAGTCAAAGGAACCCCATCGTTCTCCCTCTTCAGGAAGAAAAAGTTCTCTCATCTTTCTACCAATTAATCCTTTAGCGGGAATCTGTTGAAGGTTAGGATTAGACATTGAAAATCTGCCTGTTACTGTCCCTCCAAAGTCGGACCTGATTTGATTAATGTTAGCATGTATTCTACCTTTATGAACAAATTTTAAAAGACCTTTAACAAAAGCATTTTGTGCTTTGTCACATTCTCGTGCTGTTGCAATGAAACGTAAGAACCTATTCTTGTGTGTCTTAAGATAATCTTTAGGAAGTTGTGGCATTTTAGATTTGGGTGTCTCTTTGTAATCTTTTATTTTTAGTTTATCTAAAAGCTTTTTAATGGAAGCAGCAGCCCACATGTCTATGTTGATTTCTGTTCTTGCTTTAATAAGTTTAATTAAATTATCGGCTCTTTTTTTAAGCTTTGCGCCGACCATTTTTGCCTTTTCAATATCAATTCTTACACCTTTAAATCTCATTTCTACTAGACAAGGAAATAAATTGGTTTCCAGATTAAATATATTTATGAGCGTTTTGTGTGTTGTTTTCCCATGATAAGTAACTGTTCTGGTTTGATTAATCATTTTTTCAAACAGCTTCCATAATCTTAAAGTAAGGTTAACGTCTTGTTCTGCATAATCTTTTACCATTTCATAGGGAAGTTCATTCATGTGAGACATGGGATCATTAATAAAATAAGGAGCAGCCTGACTTTTCTCTTTTAAATCGTATTTATATTTTGTATCTTTTAAATAATCTTTGGCTAATGAGTCTAACGTATAACGTAATCGATTCTCATTGATTAAAGAAGCAGCTACCATGGTATCGAGTAAAACTCCCTTAGGCATCAGTCCAGTTTCAGAACGAATCCAACAAACATCATACATTGCATTATGAAATACTTTTTTTATTTTTTCATTTTGGAAAAGTTTTTTATTAAGAACTCTCCAGGTTTGTTTAGGATCTCGATTTTGAGTTTTATGAAGATGTCTAATAGGAAAATAAAGAGTTTGTTTATGAGTAGCGATAGCAATCCCTACGACATAACTATTTTTACCATCGGTAGTAATGGCGCCGGATCCTTTTGTTTTTAAATCTGGATCATAAGTTTCTAAGTCAACTGCTGCAACGTCTACGCCTTTTAAGTCTAGCTCATAGAGTTCAGGAATCGTACACATTATTTTTTTTCCGTTAAAGTAAAACCATGAGGTAAAGGTTTAGGGTGATCACCATAATCTCTGTCAATAATCATATCAATATAATGTTTTGCTTTTTCTAAATCTTTAACTTCTCCTTTAGACGCATGTCTGCAAATATATTTAATAGCATTTCCTTCTGCAAAGAGCAACTTGTTCTCATTGATAAACTCACTCGGTTGGATTTTCATATCTTTGTAATGAGTTCCCCCAATTTGTTTTTTGTATGGGTTCATAGTGTCCCTCCTGTTATTGTTTTTAAGAGCCACAGTGTTTTCTTGGCTCGACTGCAGCCTACATAACGCAGTCGAAGTCGATCAAAGCGTGGTTCTGGTCTAATTAAAGATTCATCAAAAATTACATTATCAAATTCAGTTCCTTTGATAGAATGAATATTATCATAAAAAACCTTCACGTCTTTCTTGAGGTCGATGTTGTCTTTAATTATTTTATTAATATACTCTGTCCTCTTAAAATTTTCTAAATCGGGCGTTCTACTTTCTTTGTGTTTGACTTGTTCGTATTTTTTATACTGAGAAGCTTTAGGAGTAAATACTCCTTTGTTAATTAATTCGTGTAATGTATAATCTCGTTTTTGAAAGTCTTTGAAATCAAATTTTTGGTAGCCTCGTTCTAATAATAAAGCGTTTCCTTTTTTACAAATATCTTTAATCAATTTAAGATCGAGAGGTTTACCAGCGGCAAAATCAGGGAAGTTTCGATGACAATTAATCTCCCAATCTTTTACAAATTTATTTTCTGTACCATAAGAAGAGTATCTAATTCCTTCTTTTTTAAGGAAATTTAAGATTCGATCTAGACATTCATTTCCTCCACGGTAAGTAAAAATAAATGTTTCATCCGTGTTATGAAGCCTATCTATTAAAAGAGGAAGCTTAGGACATCTTTCTAAATTTTCTAGTGGGTGTTTCTCGCCTTCTATAACTTTACCAGTCTTTTTGTCTTCCCTCGGTTTCCATGTACGTGTGTAACCATAATGCTGCCATATGGGTGCAATAACTTGTTTGCAATATTCATTAATGACTCTTGGACAACGATGGCCTTGTTTTAATTCTTCATCAGGCTGAGCTGATATCCGACTAAAATAGTCAGGATCAGCTCCCGCAAAGCCATAGATAGATTGATCAGGATCTCCAGCCCAATAAACGATTTCAGCATTTTTTTCCATTTTTGCTAATGCTTTTCTTTGTGGGACACTAGAATCTTGAGCTTCGTCCACAATTAAAACTTTGATGTCGGGATCCTTAGGTGCTTTATTGAATTGATCAATCATGTCAATAAAGTCGACAACATTAGATGATTTTTTATTTAATTTATAATCTGTTTTAAATTTTTGATAATATTTATTTAAACTTATGAGTTGGGGGAGAGTATATTTATATTCTTTCCGGTCATGATCAGATAGTTTTTTCCAATATTCTGGGAAACGTAAGTCATTATCAGTTGAAAACCCTAAGAATCTCCAGAAGGGGTGTCTTTTACTGAGAGTTTTAAGATCTTTTCCTCCATGATAATGCCGGGAAAATAATTTATTTTGCCTGTCTAGTTCTATATAACATTCTTCATCAAAGACTTGAGCGCCAAAAAGCTTACTTTTACAATAACTATGAATGGTACTGATATGGTCTTCATAAAACTTTTTATTATTAGCTTTTATTTTGTCCCACACTTTATATTTTTTGGCATTTTTTTCGTCCCTGATTCTATCTCTAATTTCATCGGCTGCTACGTTAGTATGAGAAATAGTAATGATACTTTCCATATTATATTTTTGAATAAGGTCATAATATAATTCTACTAATCGAGTAGTTTTTCCGGTACCTGGAGGCCCTACAATAAATTTTCTCATAAGGCTATAAAGATCCATATACAAGTGAGGAGGGTTATAAATAATAAATCGCTTTTCATTTCACTCATTTGCCATCCGGTGTTATGGTTTTTTGTTCTTCGGCCGTTCCTTCAATGACAAGTTTATCTTTAGGAACCGTGTAATTAGGGATGGTCCAGGTAGTAATCTTACTTTCTTCTTTAAAGTCATTTGTAATAGTGGCATGTTTCTTTTTAGCTTCTAATATTCTTTTTAATCGGCTAATTAATTTAGGACGGGAAATGTTTATTTTTTGTACTCTTAAATATTTTATAAAAAGGTCTAAACGAAACTCGAGTTCTTTTGTTTCCATATTATAATAACAAACCCCTTGAAGAAGGTTTGCTCTTTCTGTATAGGCAGCGGTTGCACTCACGAAATCTTCAAACCAGTCACGGACGTCCTGATCTTCATCAGCCTCTTCATCTGCTTCCTCAATGTTTCGTGTTTTATATACTTCACCCATTAAAACATTAAACTCATTGGTTTTCATGTCAGGAAGCCACACTCCTGTACGGGCTAAAACAGCGTCATAAAATTTATCTTTCTTTCTTAATTGAGTTGCGCCTAGTTCTACTCTTATTTTTTCTTTTGCTAGATCATCAGGTTGCACATCTATAAAAAATAAACGTGGGTTACTTTGTGATTCAGTTAAATTTTCAAATATCTGTTTAGCGTTTTTTGGAAATTCTTTGTTAGTAATTCCATATTTTCTAGTAAGGCAAATTGTTGGGTTGCAGACACGACGAATAGGATTCTTATCACAAGTATATCTTTCATATTCATGTCTTTCTAATGAACCAATTGTTTTATTAACTTCTTGGTCCGTTAAAGGAGGTTCAATATATCTACGATTACCTTCTCTTAATAATTCTTGCCATGTATGAGCCTTTCCATTTTTATCTTTAAAGGCTTCATCGGTTTGAGCTCTTTTATAGAAAACACCAAGATTAAATAAACCTTGATCTCGTTCTCCTGATTTTATTTTTTCTTTAATAAGGATAATTAAACATGGTGGGGCTTCGGTATAAGGGCTGTCTTTCTTTCTATGTTTAGTTTTAATAGTAGCCGGGAGGCTCGGAGAGTCCTTAATAAATGTAGCTAAATCTTTAACTACATGTATGTCATAAAGTTTAAAAAACTCTTCAATAGAAGCTGCACTAAAATCGTCGTTGAATGCGTATTGAGAGCCTTCTTCAGCATTATAATAAGGAAGATTTAAATAACTTCCCGTATCTCCACGAGAGGCTAAAATTTTAGTTTGCATAGGATAAATACGGTCCATAATATCTTTAACCCCCAAGAGAGCTGCGCATTTCTCCATTGCATATTTTAATTCTGCTGCTGAAACCAGTTCTTTAGTAAATAAAAAAAGATGTGCGCCTCCACTTTTAGAACGACACATTATAAGAGGTAGTTTTTCTTCGCGAATCTTTTTTAAAAGAGCCTCATAGTCATAAGAATATTTATCAATATCGATGACTCCCCATCGACAGGTGCCCTCTGCCGTAACGGGAAAAATTCCTAGGCGCAGACCAACTCCTGCTAAATGATTTTTCCATAATTCATCAGTGACCGGTTTACGAATAACGGTAGATTTTCCTTCTACTTTCTGTGAAGGAATATTATTGGTTTTCTTCTTAAAGTTGCCATAAGCGTAGTCTAAGCCCGCAAATATCCTTTTAAATTTCTCAAGCATAACATAATAAGTCGGGGCGAGTTAAGTCTCCCGCTCTCGCCCCAATGTTCCCTGACAGGAAACTTATAAACTTATTCCTTGCCTGCTTGCTTCAGCAGCCTCAGGTTTTGCTTGGATTTCGCCTTTGCCAACTCTTTCAGCAAAACTTTTAGCGATATTGTAAATAGATTCATCTGATACAGGGCCTATCTTTGACACATCCCAACCAAACCAAGTTCCTTTGTCATTCGACATTTGAACTGTTTTTAGTTTATAAATGTGGCTATATGTAGGCGGCGTGAATAAACCATCTTTACCTGGTAATTTAATACCCATCATGGTTGTAAGCCATTTTCTACTAACTACTAACGAAGTAGACTTCATAGAAACTAAAGCAGTCGATGGATTATCACCTAATAAAAATACAAAGTGATTAGCAGTCGTTTCAATGTAATTACCATTCGGTAACCTATCTTTATAAGACTTATCACGAGTTACTTTACTCATGATATCACTGTCTGCTTTGTGGATGGCAACTGGGGCTCCAGTACTTGTTCCACGATCCTGCCATTCTACATATTGTCTAACATAATGACATGGTAATACATCTATACCTTTAGCACCGTCATAAAGTTCTTTGGTGACGCTGTTAAAAATCATGCCTGGTTCTGCCCCCTCGGCATATTTTCCATGTTTTTTATTTACTTCAGGAGATAGAGGCATCAAAACTTTTAAGAATGGTAATGCAAGATCTTCTTGCTTTATGTTCTGAGTACCTTTGTCTGCATCGGCTTCAAATAAATTAATGGCTAATGCACCCCCTTCTTTTTTGGTCACTTCTTTCGTGTTTCCTACTTTGCTCATTGCTATTGTTTCCTTTTAATTGTGGTTCGGTTTCCTACGAACACGTTAAAAATATCCGTTGGCATATCTTTGCCATTTTCAATACGCTCTCGGACTAGCGCTTTCAGGGTCATAGGCTCAACCTTCAACTTTTGTGTTGGTTGATACCCCTGACCCTTCGCAAGGTTAGCATATTGTGCCGCCTTGTTATCTTCATTCTGTCCAAAGGAAACGGTGATTTCATTCTTTATTATATCACCTAGGCCATTGGAACGAAGCCAATTATACGCCGCTTCCCTATTCTTTAAAGAGATGTTGGCTGCATAATACGGTTTCACGTCAACTGCAGACCCATCTGCAAGTTTGAGAGAAGACAAACCCATTTCACTTAAAAGTGTGGGGATAACTTCTCCTGAAATTCGTTCTAATTCTTTTTTCTTATTTTTTAATAATTCTTCATTAGCTTTTATTTGATCTTCCAACGCCCTCAGGCTCTTAACTTGATCAGCCAAAGAAGTTAGATTCTCTGTACGATCCAAAATTTCTTCTTGGTCTTTTTCAAAATCAATTTGATTCATTTATATTTCCTTTCTCGTGTAAATTAATTTCGATAGGATAATATTTTCTTTCTTGTTTATCCCACTTGAGTAAATTAAATTTTCCATTGGTCATGTCAGAAACTATAGAACATGCTACACCAATAATAGCAGGATCTCCTGTGAGTAATAAAAAATCTTTAGGACGATAATTTTGTAAACCTTTTCTTAATTTAAAAATTAAAGGACCTGGTGAAAAAATAATCTGAGAAAGCTCAGGTAATAAAAACTTAAATTTTCCAAATTCTGCTGCTCCCATAATATTTATTTTAGGGCGTCCATCTTTAGTCCCTGCAATTTCTTGAATAACATACACTGTAGCAGGTGTGGTTTTCATTGTCTTGTAATCTATACTTTCTGGCATTGACAAAGATATAGTCCATCCTATATAATAAGTCAATAGAAAGATGAAATATAAGTTTAAAACAAAACCTTATGGGCATCAGCTCAAGGCATTAGAGATGTCTTGGAATAGGGAAACATTTGCCTATTTTATGGAAATGGGTACGGGTAAAACTAAAGTGCTCATTGATAATATGGCGATGCTATATGATAAAGGTAAAATTGATGGAGCATTAATCATTGCTCCTAAAGGGGTAATAGGCACATGGCACAATCAAGAGTTGCCGGCGCACCTGCCTAATCACATTGAGAATGTGACCGTTTTGTGGCAAGCCAATATTACTAAGGGTCAATCAAGAAAACTAGGAACTTTATTTAAAACAGGAGAAGAACTACATATTCTAATTATGAATATAGAAGCTTTCAGTACTCAGAAAGGTGCTCAATTTGCTCAAAAATTTATGCTTTCTCATAAAACTCTAATGGTTGTAGATGAATCAACAACGATTAAAAACCCTAAAGCTAAACGTACTAAAAATATTCTTCAACTTGCAGATCGTGCTCAATACCGAAGAATTTTAACAGGATCTCCTGTTACTAAGAATCCGTTGGATTTATTTACTCAATGTTATTTTTTAGATCCTTTTCATTTAGATCATCAATCCTATTATTCATTTAGAACCCGTTATGCGATTATGAAAACCGCCCATATCGCTGGACGCTCTATTCAACTGGTTGCAGGATTTAAACATTTAGCTGAACTATCCGAAAAATTAAAGCCTTTTTCTTATCGAGTTTTAAAAGAAGATTGTTTAGATTTACCTGATAAAATTTATATGAAAAGGGTAATAAGTCTAACGGATGAACAGTTGAAAGTTTATAAACAAATGAAAGAAGAAGCGTTGGCTATTCTAAATGAGAAAACAGTTACCACCGTAAATGCTTTAACTCAACTAATGAGATTGCAACAAATTACGTGTGGTCATTTTGTAGCAGATGATGGCACTACTCAAGAAATCAAGAATAATAGATTAAATGAGCTAATGGATATTTTAGATGAAGTAGAAGGAAAAGCTATCATTTGGGTGCATTGGCAAAAAGATGTACAAATTATTAAAAAAGCTCTTATTAAAGAATATGGTCCGGGGTCCGTGGTTGACTATTATGGGCTCACGCCACAAGATCAACGCCAAAAGAATAAAGACGCTTTTCAGAATGATTCTAAAGTACGTTATTTCGTGGGAACGCCACAAACGGGTGGATACGGTATAACGCTCACTGCGGCTAATACGGTGATTTATTATTCTAACGGATATGACTTAGAAAAAAGAATTCAGTCCGAGGACCGTGCTCACCGAATCGGGCAACATAAGCCCGTGACCTATGTGGATATTCTCGCGGAAGAAACTGTCGATGAAAAAATCGTCAAGTCCCTCCGCAAGAAAATTAATATCGCCTCCGAAGTTATGGGAGAAGAGTTACGAGATTGGATATAAAATGAAAAATGACTCACTCGTAGAAAAAATGGTTGATGTGTGGCTCAACGAAAGACAAGTATCAAAAATATATAATGTTGATATTGAAACTTTGAGACGTCATCGATATAGCAAACCAAAAAGAGGTTTTCCTTATCATGTCATTGGTAGAAAACCTGGAATTCATCTTGGAGGTTATGTAAGGTATAATAAGTATGAAATTGAAAAATATCTTGAAACTGTAAAGTATCCCAAAACTTCAATCAAAAGCATTTCCGGGGACATTACATCCCCGAAAATGTAGGATATACGCGCGAGGCGTAGTAAATTTTATAATCCTCTATTTTACCGTGATGGTTTTTGGCTTTTTGCCTTCAGGAACTATCTTCTTCAAAGACACTTTCAGTAATCCATTTTTTAATTCAGCGCCTTCGATTTCTACATCGTCAGCGATGGTAAATGCTTTTGAGAAAAATCTCTTGGCGATTCCTTGATGGATCACTCCGTCTTTTTCCTTGTCGGATTTAGTTTCCTTAACAGACTTTATGCGCAACAAGTTGTCCTCGTACTCTACCGCAATATCCTTCTTGTCATAGCCCGCTAGAGCTACTTCAATATCGAACTTATTGTTTCCCTTCTTTACAATATTGTAAAAAGGAAAGGTAGACGTAAGAGATGTATGAAAGGACTGATCGTCATCGAAGAAATTTTCGAAGTGATCAAACAGATTATCAAACCCTATCGATACAGGTCTTAGTTGCTTAAAGATTGATGGTAATTTATTGAACGTCATTTAACCTCCTTGTTAGACAGTTAATAAAATGGGCCCCTAAGGCACCCATCTTTAATATAGACTATTTTAAATAAATTACAAGAAGCATTAGAAAAAGAATTAATCCTTGGTACCTGTTAAAGGCAGTTACCAAGAAAGTTTCTTTAATTGCTTTAAGGTTTTCCCATATAAATTTCATTAGGCATCTCCTATGATTGGTTTGTATCGGGTCCTATTATCTTCGTCTTTATATGCTCTAAGATTCTCCTTTATATTTTCTGATGACTCAGGATTATAACTCACGTGGATCCAGCCTGAGTTTGGTTCATCTGGATTCCAGAATTCTAATATCATTTGATCATATAAAAGGTTGCCCTTGATCCAGTTAAAAATTTCATTGTTAGGTGTGCCGTAGATTTCGAAATCGGCCGCCATACCTTTTGCATGCTGCGAATCTACGCTGCTGCCGATCGCTTGGCACAATGCCGGGCTGCGATATCCGCTGGATACACTTACTACGTGATTAAAATGGTCTCTGACGGGCTGTAGGACGCGCTCACAGAGCAATCTTAGGTTTTCCTGGTGGTCAGGACTAGGGTCATTAGGAATGCCTTTCCTCTCAGCCGTTTGAGACTTAGTTAACTCAACTAAGTTGAAATTTTTAGATAACTGCATTAAATAGTTTTAACTAATAGATTAACTAGTTGAAACGCGACGGCCCCCACCGTTGCTAATAGAACCCAATAGATTTTGTCTATCTTGCCACCCAAGCTCTTAATATCGGTGCACATATGTTTCAAGTGATTGGTTTTAAGATTGGCAATATCCTTCTTCAATCCAGTCACGTGGCCATGCAAACTTATGATATGTTCTCTCGTAGTTTTGGGTGTCATGTTGTCCTTGCAATCTGTTGTTCAGAAGGTGACAATAACGCAGCTTCTGTCCGTGTCAACCCTGTTTGTTGGTTAATTTGTGGTGCCGCGACTACGTTTACCTGAGGGGTTTGTGGTAATGAAGGAGTTTGTATTTTAGACTCTAAAGGTTTCATAATTACTTCTGTTTCGGACTCCTCTTCCAGAACCTCTTTAGGTCTATCTTCATCTAAATCTAGTCCACTCAAGGATCTGTATACATCATCAATCTCTATTAATGTTTCCCTATCTAAAGGATTTTCATATCCTTTTTCGTCGGCATTTCTCATGTAAGCTTCAATGAGTCCTTTACCTAAAGTCAATGGTTTAAATATGCCTGCTTGTAAATATTCATAGTCTTTTTTAAGTCCTCTGCGTGTAAAAATTTCCTCAATTTTTTTATCGCTAAACTCTAAAGCTTCTAAAGCTTGAATATCTTTTCTCATCTCTTGCATATTTCTAAACCAAGCTTTGTTGGCAGCTATATAGCCGTCCATAATATCTTTAGGTTGAACATTTCCCTGCGGTCTAGGCAGTAAGGCTTGGTCATTACGTTGAGCTACTCGATAGCTTGTAATTTTGTAACCTAAAGATTTTTCCAAATCCAGTTTAACATTTCTAAAGCCAAAGAATCCTCCAGCTTCACCCGTGAAATCTAACTCTTGACCCGTTCTTGGATCTCGTCCTACTGTGGCTGAAATACCCAGTCTTCTTAATTGAGGAATAGATAAAGGTCCTACTGCTTCGACTAAATGTTTTAACCCCTTCCAGTATTTATCGCCTTCTGGTTCTTCAGGATTCCAAACTCGTCCTCCGGTTAATGTTTTTCCTCCTCGGGCATATAAATCTAAACCGGCTTGTAACCAGATAGATTCACTAATGAAAGGGTCGACTAGTCGTGCGACTCCTTTGGTTATTCCATCAACTAACCCCTTAATTAAAGGTTCTTCAGGCTGAGCTTCCACATTTGCAATAACAGATTGCAGTGGATTTAACACGGTATCATAAGCAAAGCCATGACTAAAGTCAGTTACATAAATGTCTCCTTCTTCATCTTTAGTGGTTACGATGGTGGATTCTTTAGACCAATCGGGAAGGAATCTTCTCACCGCGGCCACTTGATCTCGGGTAATCCCATACAAACCTCGATAAGCTTCGGTTACCATTGGAGGAATCACGGCTAAGGCTGTGGTGTATCCTAAGAGTCGTCTTGCTCCAATACTTCTTTTGATGGGATCTTTAACTTCTCTAACGCCTCGTTGAATAATATTAACAGAGGTTCGAATAATTTCTGCAGGGAATGATACGAAATTTCCTAGAGGAGATCGTCTTATTCCTTTAAGAAAATCATTAACGTACGCATAATTAGGCACTGTATTTCTTACAATGTCTGCGGCTTCTTTAGACATCGCTAGCTCAGAAGGCATTTTTTTGATTAAACCTTTTTTAACCGCACCTCGATAAGCGTGAGTTAAGTTGTCAGCTTCTGCTAAGAAATTATAAATTTTAAAGAAGTCATCTTCGGTGACGTATAAATCTTGAGCCCCTTTATACATTTTATTTAGTCGTTTACCCATTTTTCCAAAGACTCTTTCCACGACATCGCCGCCTTTAGCAATATCTTTTAAGAGACCTTGAACATCTTGAAATGTAGAACTTGAATTAACCACCCCTTCATCTAATAAGAAACGATAGAAGGCCTGATCTTTAGGTAAATTTCTATATATCAATTGAGATTGAACCGTATTAAAAGATCTTTTATAATTATCTAAAATAAATTTAGGATTCTTAAATAAATTTCCTGTGCCTAAACTAAATGCCGTAGCACTAAAAAAGTTTCTAGCATGCGTGAAAGGACCTAAAACGGTTTTGGAAACTTGAGCCAATCCTTTAGGGATAGCAAAGAGATAACGATACCAGTTCTCTTGCATCAGTTTATCAAAAGGCATTTTTTCTGCAAAGTTTAAGGCGTCTGCATATTCTCGACTAGTATATTTTCCGGTTAAGGGATTGCTTAAAACATTTTCTCCTAGTTGAGACCTTAAGGTTAAAGGTCTGGTAATAATATCTCGGTTAGGAAGTCCTTTGGTAGCTGCTCTATAACTATCATAAACAATACCGGGTTTCGCTTGAGCAATGGAGGCTTCAGAAACATTTCGAATGGTATTATAAAAATTATCTCGTGCAGTAAGGCTCGATAGATCCTTCATACTATTAATAATCGTTCGTCTCGCATCTTTCATTTCTCCAAATAAATCTCTGAACGCTTGGACATCCTCTTTTTTTTGAAGCAACGCCCCTTTCTCAAATTTATTAGCGGTAATGGATTTAGCAATATTTATTTTTTGTGCGGCTTGATCTCGCATTGCACTGAAATCTTCAAAATCAAAAACTGGAGAGTGAGTCACCGGATCTTTTTTAACTCTTTTTAAAATGGCTTCGACTTCTTGAATGGCTTCTTCCTTACTAATTTTATACGATTTCCCGGTTAAAGGATTTTTATGTGAAGCTGTGTAGGTTTGGATCACATCGGCGGTTTGATTAATGGAATCTGCGGAAGGCTTATATGCATTCAACGGTAGTAAAGATTTATTCGTAAAGATTTTATAATCATTGCTTAATGTATTTTTAAAACGTTCCGATAAAAGTTCTCCAAATTCTTCAATGTCTGTAACGTTTCCTCCCTTAGCAATCTGAGTTTTAAAATTATTAAATTCTTTTCGAGCAGCAATAAGACTACTAAGTAAGGCATCTTTGTCTTTACCTTTTACTCCAATGTTCTTAAGGGCGTCTTCAAATTCTTTTCTTTGTTTTTTTCCAAACCCTTGAAAGACAAACCTTTTATTTTTAAATGCGTCATCCCCCGATTTTAAAAGTTTATCCATTTCAGTTACGAGCTTATCTTGATCGTCTATTTTTCTTGCCACATCTTTGGATTTTGAAAAAATATTTTTAAAGGTCCCATCGATATCTTTAATAATATCTTTGGCCAACACAGCAGCAGAGCCTTCTTCTCCCCCTACTCTCATCTGAGCTTCAAAAAGTTCTTGTGATTTTTTTCCTCGAGCTCTGAATGGGGCTCCGAGAACAGCATCAATGTTTCTTTCTAATTTAGATTTACTAAAGGCTAATTTTTTTCCTTTTTCAGCGAGAGCTTTTAAGGCTTTCCCTCCTCCATAAGCAAAGGGTGCAATTAAAACTCCTTCCACTGCAAATCTTAAACGGTTAGCTAATCTTCGCGTGGCTTCATCATCAGTTTCGTCTCTTCGATCACGATCGATTTCAGTAGGACCTCCTTCAAAAACATCTCCAAACGTTCCGATGTCTTCAATGTCATAAATAAAAGCACTTCCTGCGGCAGCTCCAGTACTTGTAGCTGCATAACGCCCAATCTTAGCTCTTTTGTTAAATTTCTCTGCTTGTCTTGCCGCCTTTAATAAATTTTTATTATTAAGGGACATTCGTTTTCCTTTTTGAATGGCATTAATAGTTTTAGTGGCAATAGTTCCGCCAATCTTTGCGCCTTTAGCTACGGGTAAACCTAATTGAACAAGAGCTTCAGTGATTCGCCCGGCTGCTGTATTACGGGCTCTATCTTCTAGACCCGACATCACGTCTCCTACTACCGAGGTATCAATAAATTTTTCTAATTGAGCGATGTAACTTTCATCCGCACTTATACCTTCTCCTCTGAGCGCATCTCCTATTTCAGCGGCTACAGATACTAAACCTACGGGAACTTTAATGAGTCCGGAAAGGACACCTGCTGCTACGGATGTAACAACATTTGTTTCGGAGACTTCCTCTTCACCCAAATCAAAGTATTCAAATTCTTTGACCATTTAGCCTCCTAACTTTCTATATCGATTTCTACTAATACGATTGCTTCGTTTTGTTTGTCTGCTCGATAATATTTTCCAGTACCGGGATGCCAATAGACTTTACCCTCTACGTATTTTTTTCTCTTTTCACGTATAAAGGGATCATATTCATCTACATCAAGGTCAGGATAATCAGTTTTAAATTTTCCAAAATTATAGTCATCCATCCACTCAGCTTTTTTTCTATTGATGATGGCTCCTTCATCTGATCGCACATCTTTTCCAAAATCTTCTGTTAGGATATCAATTCGTTGTCGTTGAATATCTTCTGGGCTTTGTCTTTTCTTAAAGACCAGAGCTTTTAAAGCGGCATCTTTGCTTTGATATAAACCTTCCTCAACCAACAATTCAGCTTGCCGTTCTAGCATAATCATATCTTTATCGGTAATGTCACCAATGATCTGACCCGCTAAAGCTCTTTCACCTTCTCGTTCTTGAAACTTTTGAGCTTGAAACTGTTGGATAGGTCCTTTTGCTTCTGTTGCTAGGGTTTGTAAAATGTTTCCACTAGGTGGGTTGCTCACTAAATTTAAACCCATATTCATTAAAAGATCATTAAACGCTGTTGATCGCTGAGGTGCAAATTGATTATACAACGCTTTACGTCTTCGAAATTTTTCTACTAAATCTCCATTTTCATACCCCTGTCTCAGTCCAGTAGTGATACCACTAGTGGATCCTCCTCTTCTGAACATGGGTCGCGATAATACTCTGCTCATTATCTATCCCTCGTGAAATCTCTATAAGCCCCATACATACCTGCCAAACCTGTTCCTATACCCAACGCTGATTGCAACGGTGTTGGGTTAGGTGTGATTTGTGATTGGTACTGACCAGGATAACCACCTAACATGCCCGTGATCCCTGTACCTAGGTACCCGAGTCTTTCATACGGTTCATACGCTTCCATTCGAGCTGCTTCTCTACTTGCATCTGCTTCTGCCTGTTCAAATGCTTGTTGTTGTGCGCCCGCTGCTCCATAGGCCGCTGTATCTTGTCCGTATAATTGAGGTACTAAACCTGCAAGTCCTTGTTGATATTGTCCTATTCCTAATTGAGATTGGCCCAGGGCTCCTGTTGCCTGACCTAATCCTAATTGTTGTCCGAATGCTTGGCCTGCCGCTTGTTGAGCTTGACCGAAACCTCCTTGTAACATTTGTGCTTGAAGTAATGCTCTATTTCTATCCGATGCGCTTTGATATTCTGCTCGTTGAACGCCTTCTCGGCCGCCTCCTAAAAACTGTCCACTTAAAGCTGCCTTTTGGCCAATGCCTGCTAAACCTTTTGCTGATTGAATATCATATTCCTCAAGAGTTTTGTCGATAACATCTTGTTGGTACGGAGACATAAAGTCTTCATAACCTGTAGGTCCTGAATAAGCTCCAGCTTGAGTAAGATAAGAAGGAACGCCTGCAAGTGTGCCTGCTGCTGTTTCTCCCATCTGTGCTGCGCCGGGTGCAAAACCCGCTGCGCCTGCGCCAGTGATGTAAGGTTGATAAGCGCCAATGCCTCCTGGCACTCTGCCATAAGCTTCGGCTTGATAGGGATCTTGTCCCGCAACCGTAGGTGCAAACTTAGATGTATCTAACGCTGGAGCAGTAGTAGCTCCTAAACGTTTCGCGTAATCTTTGGTGACGTCAGTTAAAAATGGTGCTGGTAATTGTTGTGTCTGTGTTACAGCCATTATACTACCTCACTCAATCGTTCTGAAACTTGAAACATATCTCGTGCTCCTTGTCCTTGTGATTCTTCGGAGATTCTTCCTCCGCCTTCTAAATTTTTCATTACATTTTCCATAACTTCTGCGCCTTGATCGATGTCTCCTCCGCCTGCAGCGCGTACAGCATCTGCGGTAAAGACGAATTCATTTCTACTTAATCTTGCAGGAACGTCATCAGCTTTTTCTTCTCCTCCAATGGGAACAAAGCCTCCATCCTCTCTATAATCTTTTTCCATACCACCGAGATTCATGAGCCCTCCTTCTTGAGCTCTGATTCTTCCACCTTCGGCTCTCTTTTGAGAACCCCATGGAGGTAGATCGGAAGTACTTAAATTATATTTTGCTAGAACGGCCAAGTATTCTTCTTCATTTTCTGCGTTTTGAATGTCTTGAATCATTTGAGCATAATCAAATCCAAATTGTTGTGATTTTAATTGTAACTCATCAAACTGTTCATCAGGTGCCCATTTACCCATAGCTCCCATCACGAGTGGTGCGGCTGTTGCAGCTGCTCCCCATCCGAATGGTGTAGGCATCATTTTACCTCCACCTTCAGTAAGTTTTAGTGCACCGAAAAGTCCTGATGTAGGGTCCTGAGCCATTCTTCCAATCTGACCTGGTACACCTGGAATTCCTTTTATTGCTGGCGATCCAAATAAATTTCTACCTATATTTCCTAATTTAAATCCTTTACCTACTCCCCAATTACCTGGGCCTCCAAATCCACCACCAAGTCCATAGATACCTGCACCTAAAAGGGCAGCTTTTCCGATTGGACTTTTGGCTACTTTTTTAAAAGGTTTAGAAACCGCTTTCCATGCTTTTTTAAGTAAACCATATTGTTTGACACCTGGTTCAACCAAGCCTCCAGGTTTACCTACAATTTTTTCCTGCATCAAAGTGCCTAGACCTCCGTGGGCCATGGGTCGTGGTGCAGGCATCAAGGCTCCGAGTCCTTCTTGTGGAGCTCTGCCTATTGTTTCGGTTTCTGTTTCTTGAATTTCTTCTGATCCTTGCATCTGTTGTTGTAATGCAGCCAGGACCTTTTTCCAGGCGCCACTGCTAAAGAACTGTGCGAAACTGCCAAATTGCATCCGCGCTTGTGGAGGGAGTTTATCCCAAAGTGCTTGAGCGATTTGTTGTTCTCTTCCTTCTTCACCTTCGTAGGTAATA